GAAGGAGCGCGATGATTTCGCCGCCAAGGTCACTGAACTCGAACGCGCCAAGTCTGAAGGCACTCGCAAGGAAGTCGAAGAAGCCACCAAGGCCCTGAAGGCTGAGATGGATTCGATCCGCAAAAACGCCGAGGAACTGGACACTGAAGTCCGGTATCTCAACTACACGCGATCCGGCGAGTACAAGCAGAAGTACGAAGCGCCGCTGCGTGAAGCGTGGCAGACTGCCCTTGGAGACATCGACGGTATCCGCGTCACTGATGAAGACGGCACCGAGCGCGATGCCAATCATCAAGACATCATGACTCTCTTGAACGTGCCGGTAGCCAAGGCTGCTATCATTGCCCAGGAGACGTTTGGGCCAGCTGCGCCCGAGATGATGGCTCACCGCCGGAAGATCCTCGAACTCACTCAGTCTCGAGACAAGTCCATCGCCGAGTGGAAAGAGAAGGGCGCCCAACGCGAGGTCGAGAAGTCCAAGCTCGTTGAGACCCGCCAGTCCCGATCACGCGAGTTGTTTGAGTCGCAGTTTGCCGACTACGAGAAGACCCACGCTCAGCTGTTCGGCCGAGAGGAAGGTGATGAAGATGGAAACCGCCTGCTGGATGAAAGCGACCGCTTGATCAAAATCGCTCTGAAGGGCGAAGGCGTCGATGCCGACATGGGCTACGACGACAAGGTGGACCTAATCACCAAGGCTCAGGCTCAAGTGGCGCTGCGAGCACGGGCCTACGGGCGCGAGCGCCTGCGGGTAATACGGCTCCAGCAGAAGGTGGCCGAACTCGAGAAGAAGGTTGGCAAGGTGCGGTCGTCTGAACCCGGCCAAGGTGAAGGCACTTCGACCGCTACCCGGGTGGCACCGAAGAACGCGGAGGACGCGATCGACGAACTTCCGTCAGCGTACTAACGGGCAGCCTTGCGCCTACCAGCAGCGGCTCGGCGTTGGAACTCTTCCGCGCCGAGCTTTTTTCTGCCGATGAATGCCGCGAGAGCGCGAGGATCGTCCGCACCTTGATTCTTCAGCTTGCGGACCAGTTTGGCGTATTTGGTTTGCATAGAGTCACTTCCAGGATCGGCAACTCCAGTACTTGGCTGACAGCTTCGTTCCCGGGGAATCGCAGCCATGTCGAGCATTGAAGCTCTTCCGATTTTTCGCGATGTGCTTCTTAATCGGCATCTTTGGATCACCGAAGCGCACCAAGCGCACCTTGCCATCTTCCTTGGCCAGCACGGCAGACTTCTTGGACGCACCCGGCGTAGCCTTGGGCTTGTTGTAGCCGGCGAACTTCTGGCCTCGGTAGGTGATCATTTGGTCTTGGGCAGAGCGTACCACCCAGCTGGAATCTTCACAGTCGAAGGACCGACCAGCTTACCGTCGCGGTCAAACGCGTAAACGCTGGCCCGCGTCGGCTCTGCTAGCATCACCGGGTCACCGCTTGGGACCAGGACCACCTTCGTCCGGCAGCCCAGGCAAATCGGCAATACGAGCAGCCAAATCGTTCTTGAGAGGTTTGGGAGCATTTCCATCTTCAACTGTTGGTGCAGGCGTTTCCCGGAGCCAATCCAGGAACGCCTTCACCAGTTGGTAGATCCAGTTCACTGGTTAGCCACTCACGCAGCTGGAGCAGCAGGGGGAGCCGGAGGAGTCTTGCGATTCTTCCAGACAGACCATGCAACGCCCAAGACCGTGATAAAAGCGCCGGCAAGCTCGTTAGCTTGATCAACGGTCACGAGGCCCTTGGCGACCAGGAAACCGCCACCGAACGAGAGTCCGTGGCGGACGATAGACTTGATTGAATCGTTCATTTCAGGGTCATCCTACCAATAAGTTGTGCCAGCACAACCAAAACCCCGAGGCCACCAAACAGCTTCCATTGGAACTGCTTGAGGCCTTCGAGGGTGGCTTTGATTCCGTGGATGTCGGAGACCATCCCGGCGTCTTTATCACCGATGATGGTCTCCAGTCTCACGATACGTACATCAAGGTTGTGAAGGTTCTCCTCCGGCATTGGTGGGGGCTGGTTGGGATTTCTTGAACTCTTCATCCTGTCGAATGAGTTCGCTAATCACAGTCACAGCAGTGCGGGCGACCTGAAAGTCACCCTGGCGCCTGGCGACCTCAAGGGCAGCGATCAAGGCGTTGGCGGATGCGGGGTCGAGGTTGAGCGTCAGTGTTTGAAGCATGGTAGTTATCAGTTCACCGGTTCGGAAGTGTCCGGCGCAGGAGGCTCGATCACGACCGGGGACTCTGTCAAGCTGTCGCTTGACGCGGGTTCGCTGACAACCAGTTCTGGCACCGCTTGCTCGATCAGCGGCGGGACGATTTCGACGACCGGAGCGGGCGGCACGTAGTCGGACACCGTTCCAGTGGCAGAACCCCACGGGAGTGGGAGGTTCTCGGGGCTTTGTGGAGGGTTGATCTGAGCAGCGATGTCGCCATCCAAGGCAGCCATGATTGAAACAACCCCGCTTTGACCCAGAGCGTTTTGAACCCAACCCACAACAATGTCGTTGGTCAGTTCATCGTAAGGTATAAACGGAGCTTCAGGATCAAGCGGTGTGGGCTGAATGACCTGAATGCTTGCGGTATGACCCTGACCGTCGTCAGCAACGACAGTGCAGTAGGCCGTGGTGACCACATCGGTTTGACCGTCGAAGACGGGATACCCGGTGAGGTTGGTGACGGTCCAAGTGTAGGTGTTTGGCATATTAGTTTCCGTAGACGGGGATCTTGACGAAAGAAGCGTTCAAGTAGATGCGGATGAAACCAAGTGCAGCAGCAGGAAGTGCGACAGCACCAGCAGATGCAGTGTTGTAGTATGTGGTAGCACCGCCGTTGGTAGCAACAAATTGACCCGAAGAGCCGATTGAAAGCTCATTGCTTACGTTAGATGCAGACACTCTACAAGCAACACCAAGTCCAATATTGTTTGTACCAGTACCTACATTTGAAAGCGAATCAGCACCTAAAGCAGTATTGTTTGACCCACTTGCATTTAACAAAGAGTTAAATCCAATCGCAGTGCTGTTGCTTGTAGCGCCACCATTATACAATGCACTGACGCCCATAACGGTGTTGTTTCCTCCACCTGTTCCAGCACCAATAGCTTGGAATCCAACCGCAGTGTTTGAGTTGCCGGTGATAAGTGCGTTAAGGGCAGTGCGGCCAACAGCAGTGTTTTGAAGTGCTGTAGTCGAATTAGCAAGCGCAACAACACCAACCGCAACATTGTCGGAAACTGTACACTTTTCAAGCGCACCTTGACCAATAGCTACATTGTAGTTTCCAGTCTGATTGAGATTTAATGCATTAAATCCTATGGCAACATTTGAAACGGAACTGGTTAACGCATTGCCAGCACTCCGACCAATGATGACGTTGTCAGCGCCAGAGGTCAAAGCTCGGAACGTACTTCGACCAATTCCGATGTTGTCGTCGCCTGTAATAGCACCAGAAGTGGATTCACCCGATGAAAGTCCTACAAATATATTATAGTCTCCAGCGGTTAGCGTCTGTCCGGCAGCAGCACCAATAGCTACATTGTACGTTCCAATCGTCGCAGTATTAAGAGACAGACGTCCAATGGCGACGTTATCTGTGCCAGACGACAGATATCGGAACGTATCAAAACCAATTCCGATATTGTCTCCACCAGAAATGTTGTTTGCAGAATACATCGCTGAAGTTCCAATCGCAATGTTTCTTGAGGCGGTGCAGGTTGTCGCATCATTTCCAAGTGTGGAATTTCCAATAGCTACGTTTGATGCACCCGTGGTGACGGCTCTTCCAGCAGCGAGGCCAAGAGATGCGTTGTATGCACCAGTTGTCACTAGGGTTTGTGCAAGTCGGCCAATAGCGACGTTGTCTGCTCCAGACGACAGGGCGCGTAGCGTATCCCGACCAACGCCGATGTTGTCTCCACCGGAAATGATTTGCCCAGAAAACAACGCACTGCTGCCAACCGCGATGTTGTTGGAACCAGTGTGCAGAACGCCGCCACCGGAGGTGGACATCGTGCTAATGCCAATGGCGACGTTGGTGGAGCCAGTGGTTACACCTGATCCTGCGGCATTTCCAATAAATGCATTGCTTCCTGCCGTAGTCAAACTGATACCAGCAGAAGTACCGACACAAACATTGTTTGCTCCTGTACTTAGAGTGCGGAGAGTCTCCGCTCCAACTCCAATGTTATTTGATCCAGAAATAACACCGCTTGAGCTTCCAGAGTTGCTTCCAACGCAAATGTTATTAGATCCGGTGATTACACCTGTAGCTTTGTAAAGCGCATTGACACCAACAGATACGTTGTAAGTTCCAGATGAAATGCCACCTCCAGAACCCGCCCCGAGAGCGGTGTTTCCAGCAGCACCAGCAGTCGTTGCTGCAAGAGAGGAACTTCCAACAGCCGTGCTGCTGCCGTCATTGACTAACCCACGCCAGATATCGACGTTGGTTCCGACCGTCAGCTTGTCGGTGGTCTTGTTGTACGTCAGACCAGCATCACCCGCCAACACGCCGCCATCGTTGAAGATCACCTGCGTGTTCGCACCTGCGCCACCCGGGGCCGGCGGGGAAAACACGAACTTCATCATCTGGTTCACCAGGATCGACTCGATGTCGGTCGGAGTCTGGCGAACGATCTCGTAAAACTCGTCCCACAGCTGTTGCGTGGTCAGGTTCGGGTTGAGCGGCGTGCCGACGTTTGCGTTGGCAAGAACGGCGGTCAGCGTGGCGCGGATCTCAGAGACAGTCTTGAGGTTCAGCACCTGCTGAGCATCAGTCAGTAGGGTTTGAATTGCGGGGGTAGCCATAGGTCAGACAAATTCAGCGAACGTGTAGGAGGGGTTTAAGGCGACAGGAGCGACGCTTATCGCACCGGTATAGCCTTCAAAAATCAATGAAGATCCAGGAGTTCCAGCGGTAGCAGCGCTTTGCAAGATATAATGGTAGTCAGAGGCGGTGCATCCGGTGCCAAACTTTACGTGCAGGTGTTCAGCTTTCTGGTTTTGAATCACAAACCGACGGCGACCTGGATTCGCAGCAGCTGTCGCAGTGATGGTCAGCAAACCGCCTGTACTGGTCGTGGTTCGAGCAGCATCAATGGTGGCCGCCTGGATCTGCTGAAGTAACGACAGCAGCATCGTCTGCTGCAAGCCAGGCTCCATGCAGTCGAAGCACCCGCCGGTAGAGGCGAGTTCTTGGGGAGTTAAGACTGGCATATCAGGCTTCCTCCTCCATGTTGTCCATCTCGTTCTCGGCAGCGTCTTCCTCCATGTCCTGCTTCCCGGATTCACCCAGGGTGACGCCGTCGAACGCGACAATCTCAACCGTGCCGTTCGGGGTCATACGCCAATCGACCATGGCAGAGCCGGATTCGCCCTCGAGCTTCATTCCCTCGGGGGGCATGAACTCAACGGTTTCAACCTCGGCGCCCATGCGATTCATGGCGTCCATCTTCCGCTTCCGCATCATTTTGCCGTACATCGTAAAATCCTTTCCTTGGTGAGAGGCTGCCAGCATCCCGGACGCTCCGGGCGGCTGCCAGCACCTCAAAAGGGGACCCTCCCGAAGGAGAGTCCCCGTTGATTGATTGGTTAGATCGAGAACTCCAACGTGACGTTGGTGCAAGGCACAACTTCGGTGGTCGTACCGAACGCGCTGCTAGCCAGCTGGATGACGTTGCCAGAGACAACGCTCCAAGTACCAGAAGCGGCGCCGAACTCGGCATCCCAGACAGTCTGCAACGAGGAAACGAGCGCAGCCACAGTGGCTTCACTGATACCAGCGTTTGTGACGATGTTGTCGTTGCACATGATGGCAGTCGTTCCGAGAACGAAGTTACCGGCGTCATTGGCAACCGCCGTAAACTGCAAGGTCGGATTGCAGACGGCGTTCGTGGAGTTGTAGTCCTGGGCAGGATCGCCCGGATCAGCAGCGCAGCCAGCGATAATCACAGGGCAGGCGCCATTGACCTTGTGGAAGATCGCTTCAAGCCATTCCGGATGCTCAGGCTTCACGGCCAACTGGAAGTCAGCGATGAACTTGCCCTTGTTTCCACGGCTGTTGTCGATCGGTCGGCCGGAGCAGTCCGCGCCCAAGTCGTTGGTCGCGAACTTCCAACGCCCACCGTAATCCCGAACCATGAACGGCATATTCGGGTTCACGGCCTCGGGGCGGAACGGCAACACACGCAGAGCGCGAGGGTTGTTGATGTAGCTGATCTGGTACTGAGCCCGATCGTAATCACCGTTGAATTCAGAACGGATGCCTTCGCTCGCAGCCACGTTCTTGTACGGCAGGACCAAGGTGTAGTTGCCAGCAGTCGCCGTCGCGTTGAAGCGCAACGGGAACTGGAGCACCTTCACCATGAAGTCGCCGACGAAGCCCATGAAGCCGAACTTGTAGAACTCCTTGGCAGCGGGAGCGAACTCACCGAAGCGCCAGGAGTCAGTCAGCTGGCTGTTGGACTTGGCGAGGTAACGGAATGTTTCCTTGTCGGTGTGCAGCTGGAGGCTGTCGTAACCTTCCTTGCCGGCCTGGATAGCACCCAGGAAGTACTGGCGGGTCACGCGACTACGGAGAATGTCCGGAGTCAACAAGCCCAAGCTAGCAGCCGTAACAGCCGCGCTGGCGCTGTCGAGAACGCGCAGGGTGGTGTAACCAGTGCCAACCCAGGAGAACGAAATCGCCGGGAGACCCGCCTTACAAGCAAAAGCGCCGCCGCTGATGCCGGTAGCGGTGTAACCAGACAATTCCATCGCCTTGCGCTGGAGGTAGTAGGTGGTGATCCAGTTCGTCGCAGGGCGAAGAACGTCGTCGATGATCTGACGGAAGTGCTCCTTGGCCTTCGTCTTCGTCATGATCTGGTCGAAGCACAGAATGTCCGAGCCCCACGCCTGCTTTTCAAGCGAGTAGTTGCTACGGGTGTAGCCCCAACCGATCTTGTTTTCAGACGGGTCACACGGTTGACCAACGCAACTGTCGCCAGTTGAGGTTTCCCATGCGCCAGTCACGTTCGGGAACACGCTGTTGAAGCGGTCGAAACGATGGGTGGTGCCGGAGTACGCGTCGAACGATCCGGTGTTGTAGTATCCGATCAATCCGTCAAACGGACGGACATCTTTGAGAACTTCCTTGTCATACACAGGTTCCTGCGAGACGAGGAAGGAAGCGAACTGCTTACAGCTGATTACATTTCCTGTTGCCATATTGGCTCTCCTGCCCCGGGGTTTTCTTCACCTACCCCTCCGAGACAACGAGGCAGATTGCAGGTCTGTTAAGACCATCAATCCAACCTCGGTGGCGAGCCCGAGCCGTGGAACCGGCGAATGCCCTTCGGCACTCTTGGCCAACTGGATTAACGCGCCCAGTTCGCGCTCGGTTGACGAAACCAAGCTATGCGTCGTGGCGGAATCCTGCTAGCGCGACTTCCGAGTGTCAACGGGTTTCTTGATCACCTCTGGAAGATCGTCTTCGCCCCGCAGGACATGATCCTCAATCGCGATGATCAACACCGCCGTCTTCGTGCGCCGGGATCGAATCGCCTCATCTTCCAGCATCTGGGCGACCTCAATCGGCAGCCGGTAGCTCACTCGAATTGTGTTACTCATGCCGGCGAGTGTGCAGCTTGTGCTTGACACGTCAAGCCGCAGAACGCAGCCTACGGCTCATGATGGAACTTCGACCTTACCAAGAACGTCTGGCAAACGATATCCGATGCGCCTTCGTGTCTGGGGCAAAACGGCCACTTGTAGTCAGCCCTACTGGATCCGGAAAGACAGTCCTCTTCAGCTACATCACATCTCGGATCCTTCAGCGAGGCTCTCGGGTTGTTATCGTCGCCCACCGCCGCGAGATCCTCGATCAAATCAGTGCAACCCTGTCCAGAGTCTCGGTCCCGCACGGATTCATTCAAGCCGACAAACCCATGTCTAAGCAGCCCGCTATGGTTGCATCGATTCAAACTCTTCGTCGACGCCTGGATCAGATTGAGCAACCCGACCTGGTCATCATCGACGAGGCGCATCACTCAATCTCCAAGTCCTACGTGAATATGTTTGCTCACTGGCCTGATGCTTTGTTCATCGGCGTTACAGCGACCCCTGAGCGCCTGGATGGCAGGGGCTTGGGCATCATGTTCGATCGCATGGTCATAGGGCCGACGGTTCAATGGCTCATTGACAATGGATTCCTCGCTCGACCGGTCTACTACGCGCCCCGGGATGCCGTGGACCTCTCAGGTATCTCCAAGGTGGCCGGCGATTACAATCTCGGTGAGGCGGCCGAGGTAATCGACACTCCAAAAATAACCGGCGACGTGGTAACGCACTACCGGCGCTTTTGCCCAAATCAGCGAGCGGTGGCCTTCTGCATCTCCGTCGCTCACGCGCAGCACGTTGCGGCACAGTTTGAGGCTGCCGGCATACCGGCTGCATCGATTGACGGCCAGCTGGATGAGGAAACTCGCAAGAAGCGCGTGGAAGACCTGACGGCCGGCCGGATTCTGGTTCTGACCAGCTGCGAGTTGATCTCCGAGGGGTTCGATCTTCCCACGGTCAACGCGGCGATTCTTCTTCGCCCGACTATGTCGCTTTCGATGCACTTGCAGCAGCTGGGTCGCGCTCTCAGACCTTACCCCGGCAAGACCCGCGCCGTCATCCTCGATCACGTAGGGAACTGCCTACGTCACGGCCTGGCCGAGCAGGACCGCAAGTGGGACCTCAAAGGCCGCGTCAAACGAAACAAAAATTCCAAGCCCGTCGAAACCAAGCAGTGCTCGAAGTGCTTCGCGATCTTCGCCGGCACCGCCTGCCCGCAGTGCGGATCCGCACGTGAGATCGCTCCTCGGGAGATCGAAGAGGTCGATGGCGAGCTTCAGCGGCTGTCCATTGAGGACATCGCAAAGAAACGAGATGAACGCCGCGAGGAAGGAATGTGCAAAACCTTGGACGATTTTCGTTCCCTCGCAGCGAAACGTGGCTACAAACCGGGATGGGCATACTTCCGCTGGAAAGCTCGCTCGCGGAAGACCAGTCTCATCACCTCCATCCTGTAACCATGACCGAATCCGAACTCCAAGCCCTCATACTCAGGGCGGCCGGCTCCAAAACGCACGTCCGAGTCTTCCGTAACCAAGTGGGCGAGGGATACGTTGGCAAGGCTCTCCGAGATCCCGAAGGCGTCTTCCTGACCGATGCCCGCCACGTCCGCATGGGATTATTCCCGGGCTCTGGTGACCTGATCGGCTGGCGCACGGTTACAGTCACGTCCGACATGGTCGGAAAACCCATCGCCCAGTTTCTCTCCATTGAAGTCAAAACACCAACCGGTAAGGTCCGGCCCGATCAGCGCAACTGGGCCGATCAGATCAACGCCGCCGGCGGTCTCGCCATCATTGCACGATCCGTTAGCGATACAGACAACCTATGAGCGACACAGCGACTACAACCCAAGCCCTACTCCAAACAGCCCCCGAAAACCTCTCAGCGGAAGCCAAGTACCGTTTCTACGAACGCCTCGGAATCCTGTGTGGCAACGCGGTAGCAACACCTGAACAACTCCGGATCGCGCAGCTGGAAGCGGTCGAGTACGATATGAATCACGACTGAAAGTGTCCCCTCTTTTGACTGCAAGTTAATGCACCCATTTCCGAGCAGTTGAAAGTGTCCCCTCTTTTCGCCCAAAGTGTCCCCTCTTTTTCCTATGACCCGTGATCAAATCGCAGACATCAATCCGGACCTCGTTGTCATGGACGGATTCGACGACTGCATCCTTGGGATCGGAACTCGATTCGGCAGTGAGCAATTCGTGATCTACGACTACGACAAAGTCATCACTCAGCTGGAATCCTACGGCATGACCTACGAAGAAGCCGTCGAATACCACGAATTCAACCAACTCGGCGCCTATGTGGGAGACCACACGCCAGCCTTTATGACAACCTCTCTCTAACTCACCTCTCAGCAACTACAAGCATGACCCTCACCGAACTCTCGGACGCACTCTCCGTCCGTGTCGCAGAACTCTGCGCTCAACTCCTCCCAGCCGGCCGTCAGGTCGGCCCCCAGTGGATCGTCGGCAACGTCTTCGGCGACCCGGGCGACTCCTGTTACGTCGAACTCCAAGGCCCAAAGCAGGGTCTGTGGTACGACCACGCCGCTGGTCAGGGCGGCGATCTCCTCGAACTCGTCGGCCAGCATCACGTCTATTCCAAGGCCCAGGCCGCCCAGTGGTCCCGCGAATTCCTCGGTATCCGCGACGATTACCAGCCAGCACCCCGCACGTTTGACCCCCTCAAGCACGGCCACCGTAACGACGCCTCCCAGCCGTACCGCTACGGCTCCGCAGCGTGGCCCTATCCCGACGCCGACGGCACGATCCGCGCCTACGTCGTCCGGTTCGACCTCCCCGACGGCTCCAAAGACGTCCGCCCACTCCGGTTCCTCCCGCCCGAAAACCAGCCTCCTGACCTCCTCAACCCCCGCCACTGCGCTGGAAGGGCTGGACCGCCCCCGAAGACGTCCCCATTTTCAACCTCCACCTCCTCGCCCGGCGCCCGAACGACCCGGTCCTCATCGTAGAAGGCGAGAAAACCGCCGTCGCAGCATCCAAGCTCTTCCCGTCCCACGTCGTCATCACCTGGCAGGGCGGCTCCAAGCGTGTCGGCCGTGCTGCTATCGACCCGCTCCTGACACGCACTACACCCATCATCCTGTGGCCCGACAACGACAAACCCGGCCGGGACGCCATGGTCTACCTGAAGGCCCGCCTGCCCGCCGCCAAGCTGGTCCACCTCCCTGATTCCCTCCCCGACGGCTGGGACCTCGCCGATCCGATCCCACCTGACGTATCCATCCAGGGCCTCCTCGACGCAGCTGGCGATCCACCCCGGCCGGTTCCCGCTGCGCCGCAGCCCGCGTCACCTAATCCGCTCGACGACCTCCATTACGACCCCAATTCCGGCCAGTGGTGGACCCGTAACGCCTGGGGCGATTACGCCCAGATCAACGGCGAGCGCGTCCGCACCCTCTTCACTGAGTCCGGCGTCTCCCCCACCAAGGACCAAACCGGTGCATCCGACGTCGACCGCGAACTCCTGCGGCGCACCCGGGACACCGTCATCGAATACGCCGGTCCACTCGCTGGCCACCGCGCCGGCCTGTACGGCACGATCCTCGTAACCCGCTCTGTCGTCCCGCTCGCTGCCGTCCCCGGCGACTGCGCCCGTCTCCAGACCTACCTCCACAACCTCCTTGACCAGAACGACGACCAGTACTGGCGCCTCATCTACTGGCTCGCGCTCCGCCGGCAGTCCGTCCTGACAGGCACCTGGCGATCATCGCAGGCGCTCGCCCTCGTCGGCCCCGCCGCGTGCGGCAAGTCCTTCGTGCAGTCTGCCGTTATCACACGCCTCCTCGGCGGCCGCATAGCAAAGCCATACCGCTACATGTCTGGCGCCACCGACTTCAACGGCGACCTCTTCACCTCTGAACACCTCTGCATCGAGGACGAGGCACCTGGCCGCGACATCCATTCCCGACGCACTCTTGGGTCCAACATCAAATCCATGCTGTTCGCCCAGAACCAGTCCTGCCACCCCAAGAACCGCCAAGCCATCACCCTCAAACCCATCTGGGCCATGTCCATCTCCCTCAACGACGAGCCCGAGAACCTCCAGGTCCTCCCGCCCCTCGACCCGTCCCTCATGGACAAACTCATTATCCTCCGATGCGTCCGTCAGACACTCCCCTGGACCGGCGACGAAATCACCATCCTCAAGGACATCCTCGACACCGAACTCTCCCAGTTCGCCCACTACCTCGACGGCCTCACCGTCCCAGACCACCTCGTCGAACCCCGCTGCGGCCTCAAGGCCTACCAGCACCCGGCTATCCTCGAGGAACTCATGCAGCTGTCACCAGAGCACCAACTCATCGGCCTCATCGACACCGTGATCTTCGAGAACGAATTCCTCACCTGGAGAGGTACGGCCGCCGACCTCGAGACCTCCCTGCGCGATTCCAAGTACGCCCGGGAAGCCGACCGCCTTTTCCGCTTCAACACCGCCTGCGGAGTCTACCTGGCGCGACTGCATGAGCAGGAACCGGAGCGGTTCAAGAAGACCAAATCGAAAAACAAGATCCGCTGGGCGATCACTCCGCCTCAGACTCTTGGGCTTGACAGCCAGACCATAGGGTAGGATGGTCTCGCCGTGAGTAAATACTTCAAAACACAACTCCTCCGGCTTCGCCCGGGCCAAGTCATCCACCGCATCGCGAATACCCCTGAAATATGGGATCAGGTCGTTGCGCTTGCGAAACTCATGCCGCACCTAGAGGTCACCGGCAGTTACATCGCCATGAAACAAAACCTGACCGACGTGAAGCTCTGCGTCTCCAACCGCGTTCGCGACATCGTCATTCCTCCTCCCGGACGGTACACGCTCCACGACATCTGGAATATTCAGACCGAACCACGTCCCACATTCGCTTCGTTCGCGTCATCCTTTGGTATGTACGCACGTTTTAACCCGCATCTGGTCACGAAGGCGAAATCGGGCGGATACACTACGTGGATTGTACCCCCTAACCCGCGTTTGCCTTCTGATTTGCAGGGGTCTCAGGAAGAAAAGTAGCACCCTGGTTAAGCGTGTTTCAAAAAACGCTAGACTCCTTACCCCCGTTTATCCCCTCATTCTCAGCATGTTTCAATCGAAAGGTAGGAACCGAGGTCGAGGGTGAGGGGGTACCCTCAGGTTCTTGGATCCGGCGGCTGGAGATTGGCGACAGACCGAGATCCGAATTCTAAGCTGCGGATTGAGCGGAACCATTAACTTCTGTGTTACCCCCTAACTCTCCACCCCCCATCCTACTTTCAATCCTAGAAGCACTAAGAGTGAGGGATAAAACGGGGTTAAGGGATACACGAATACCCCCATTAGACCCCCCTATGGCAGCTAACCTACCATCCTACCCTGTAAAGCGCTCTATGTCGGTTTGGAAAGTGTCCTAGGTATTGGGGAGGGGGTACCACGTTGAACGGTCGCCGAGTCTGGCCCCCCACCCCCGGCACCCCCCGGGGACGGTCCCGGCCCAAAGGAATCCCTTAAACGTGCCCGCGCCCGCGCCCGCCCTCAAGGCACCGTGCTAGCATGGAAGCCCGAGGCGCTAGGCGGTGCTAGCACCAAGGACGGCGGAGGGGGATGGGATCGGGTCAACCGAGATCCGGAGGGATCGGGCCGGCGGGGCTTACGTCGAGGATCGGGGCGGAGGCTTTCCCTTTTCCAGCGGCGGCGGGACGTCGTGGCATGCCGAGCATATCGGCCAGCTGGTCGCGGAGTTTGCAGGCGGCACCAACGAGGCAGGCGCGATCGGATGGGCTCAATCCCGGGGCGCTGGCTTCGGCGTGGACGGTTTCCAATTCCCGGCGGGCGCTCAGCACCATACGGCCGGGCAGAGTGAGCCTCGCGACCGACAGGACCGCTTCATTGCGTTTCATCCTCCGGTGCAGGCTCTGGGGGCTTGCGTTGGGAGCCACCGATTCAAGCTCAGGCATGCCCTCAGACATACAATGTCCGACGCCATTTTCAACCAATGTTTACCGAGGAATTCCGCAAAATCTGCAAACCAGACTTGACGACATAAAGCGTTCTATGCAAACCTACGGCCCTACGGTATGAAAAACGAAACGAAACGCACTCTCCGCAACGCAGCGCTGGCCCTTCTCGGGCTGGCTGTTCTGGCCCTTCTGGGCTGGCTCGAAACTCAAGCCGGACTCCCTAACCACTAACCAACCCAACCATGGAATACCACGATATCGACACTGCGACGGTGCAAGCCCTCCGCGATGAATGCCGCAAACTGAAACTCGGGACCGGGATGCAAATCGCCGGCGCTTCCAAGGCAACGCTCCAGACGGCGCTTCGGTCCAATGCATGGCCGGCCCCGGCTCCCGCTCAGGATCCAGCGGCGGCCCTGACGGCCGCACTGGCCGCACTGATGCCGGCTCCCGGGATCGACGAAGACGCCGTGCGGCGTATCGTGCGGGAAGAGATCCCGGCCCCACCGACGATCCGGATTGAGATCCCGGGCCGGCCCGAGGTTGAAATCGGCCGGCAGCACGAGCGGTTCCCGCTGCTGCTGCAGGTGCTAGCGTGCGGTCTCAACGTGCTCCTCGTGGGCCCGGCCGGCACCGGGAAAACGACGGCGGCGAGGAAGGCGGCCGAGGCTCTCGGGCTTGGGTTTTCCTGCCTGTCGGTGGGTCCCCAGACGTCGAAGTCCGATCTCCTCGGATTTGTGGATGCCGGGGGCACGTACCGGGAGTCCTTGTTCGTCCAAGCCTATCGGGACGGGGGCGTGTTCTTGTTGGACGAGATCGACGCCGGGAACGCCGGCGTGTTGACCGTGTTAAATGCGGCGCTGGCCGGCGACGTTATGGCCACGCCGATTGGGATGGTTGCCCGGTCCCCCCGGTTTTTGACGGTGGCCGGCGCGAACACGTACGGGCAGGGAGCTTCCCGCCAGTACGTGGGAAGGAATCAGCTGGATGCGGCAACGCTGGATCGTTTCGCCGTTTTGGACTGGCCGGTGGACGAGGGACTGGAATCCGCGATGGTTGGGCTCCCGGCGCCGGCGCCGGTGCTGGACCTCGGCCGGGGCGGTTTGCTGGATGCGGCCGGGTGGCTCGCCCGGGTGCGTGCTGTGCGTGCTAGCGTTGAGAAACAACAGGTGCGAGCCGTCGTGAGCCCTCGGGCGACTCAGGCCGGCGTGGCGCTGCTAGCGGCCGGCGTGGGCCGGTATTGGACCGAGGAGATGGTTCTCTGGCGGGGGATGCCGGCCGAAGCCCGGACCCGGGTGGAAGGGGGCGCGAAGTGAGCCGCACGACGATCGAATGCGATGGGCTCGCGGCGTTCCTGAGCCCGGGACCGAGGCAGGCGCTGCCCGAACGCGATAGCAGCGAATCCGGCACGCTGGAATTCACCGGGACCAGATCCTACGGGGAAGCCGTCCGGATTATGCGCGAGGGGTGGCCAGAAGCTGCCGAACAGGCCCGGGCGCTGAGTGCTCAGCTGAACAGCGAGACGGCCGACAGCATGACGTGCGAGCGGCCGTCCCCCGTTTGGGACGTGGCCGGCGACGATGCCGACGTGGCGCGATATCTGGAAGGCGAGCCCGAGAATATGGTGGCTTGGATGCCTGATCCGGTGCCGGCGGCGGGGCGGGTTGTGCGTCTGCTGTTGGGTGGCCGGGTGGCGTTTCACGTCACGGCCGAGATGATGCGCACGGCGGCCGTGATGCTGGCGGCAGCGGCCGATGCGCTGGAAGCCCGGGGCGTGCGGGTTGAAATCGTGGTCGCCTATGCCGTGTCGTGGGGAACAACCATGCTGGAAATCCGGCACCGCCTGAAAGCGGCCGAGGAGCCGCTGGACCTGCCCCGGGTTGTGGCCGGGATGCATCCGAGTGCGTTCCGCCGGGTGGCGTTCCGGTGGATGGAAACCGTGGCGGACCTGCCGGCCGGGTATGGTTGCGGCGGGACCATCACGACGGCCGAGGGGGACGTGGTCTTGAACATCGAAAAGCTCTCCGCGATCAAGCCCGAGGGCCGGGTGGCGTGGTTGAGGCAGCAAGCCGAGGCGGTGCTCGGGATCCCGGCCTGAGTAGAGCACGGCCGGCCCTTCGGGGCCTGCCCTCTCTGCCCAGACGGGTTGACGGACGCCGGGCCGATCCCGGCGGGAAACACGACAGGAAAAACTATGAAGACGACAGAACAGGACCCCCGCACGGTGCTAGCTAAGAGCCTCCGGATTGATCCAGCGGCGCGAACGATCACGCCGGCGGTGGACAGCTGGAATTCGGCGCTGGAATGGATCGGGGCGGACTTGCTCGAACGGGTGGGGTGCGGGGCCGGCGTTGACTGCTGGATTGACGAGGAAGGGATGCTCCGCGACGGGGCCGATCACTGGATTCTCGGGGGCGAGCAGCTGCTGGCCGGCCGGGCCGTCGTGGTGGGCGGCGTTGGTGGGGAGTGGACGGATTTACCGATCCCGACCGGAGTCGTTGCAGCGGCGGTGGGTTGGATCCCGAACGCGTTCAGGGCGCAGGCGCAGGAGATCGCGGACGGGATGCGGCCGGTGGCCGTGGCGTGGAACGCCGATGGGATGGCGCAGCTGGAGAAAATGAACCGCGAGCACGCCGGCCGGGTGGAATTGCTGGCCGTGGCGTCCGTGCAGGGAATGGAAATGCTAGCACTCGGGGACTGCGTGACCGGTCCGGACGGGATAACCGGGTTTGTCCAGGCGATCAACGGGGACCGGGTGACGGTGCTGACGTTGGACGGGACGCCGGTATTTGACCGGACGGAGTTGGTGAAGGTTGAGGAAATCGACTGACCCGGCGGGGCCCTGAGTGACAGGCGGGGCCCCTGCGGATCGGTTGATCCAGAGACAACAAACTATGAAAACACATAACAGCCCCGGCCCGTGGCATACCCAAGGATGCACGATCTACGCCGGAAAGAACCGGGTCGCTCAAACATGGGACACGTGGTACGACGGCCTGCCGACGCCCACGATGGAAGCCGATGCGGGTTTGATCGCAGCTGCGCCGGAGATGCTAGCGGCTCTCCAAGCGGCCCTAGTCGCCGTCCGATACCTCGATGATCACGAAGGCGCTGAGGAGCTTATGAAGCAGGTGTGCGAGGCGATTATTAAGGCCAAGGGGGGTGTGAAGTGAAGTTCTACAGTACGCCGCAGCCGTTTGGTGAAACACCGAAACGCCGTGAGCCGATGACATATCCCAATCTTCAAGGGATGGCGTTACTTATCCGGTTGGAAAACGACTATACGGCATACCGCGAAAGCTGCGATCTCGGGTATTGCAAGGACGACCCTGAGGTTCACGCCAAGTTCGTTGCCGCCATCTCCAAGGCCGAGGGAGGTGCCCGATGACCTCCACCCACGCCTTCCACGTCGCATTCGCAGCGGCTCAGCTATCCGCACGCATCGAGTCCGGACAGATTGCAATCTCCGAGAAGATCGCAGCCGCCGCTGTCGGCATGGCTGACGCCGAGGCTGAAGGAATCGACTGGGGACAGGTGAATTTCGACGATGTGTGCGACCGAGTCGCAGAAATGATCCGAGGTCACCTTGTCCACTCAGACGCCGATCTGGAAGACCTGCGCCGGGATGCGGCCCAGATTGTCAGGAAGGAGGCTCGCCGTGCGTGACCTGACAATCGAACGAGGCCGGGGAGCGACGTACCAGAGCGAACGCTGGACTGTCTACGAGCACGGGATCTACGGCCGTGACAGCGTGTTGTCTGACCAGAGTCGCCGCAGCTGGCTGGATGACTTCGACACGCTGGAAGAGGCCCAGAAGGCGTATCCAGATGCGGTCGTGTGCGCTGGCTCGACATACCATCCGCCGTGTCTGAACCACCTGCCCGGGGAGGATGAATGACCCTCGACGAAGCTCAACTATCGACCCGGCTGGCCATGCTCGTGGGGCCCGAGTCCGTTCGAGGCCCGGTGTTGTCGGCCTATGACGCGCTGCTTCTGGCCCGGGAAATCAGCAGGTGGGGTCGTGACCTCCCGGTCGGGGCCGAAGAGTTTCTGGCCGGTTGTCTGCGCCGTCGTGAGCGCCGGCTGACGAAGGATTCCGCCCGGGATCTGGTTGTGTTGGCCGTTGACTACTGCGGCAAGCGGATTACGGTTTACTGATTCACAAGGAGGGCTCCTTGCGGGGCCCTCTTTTCTTGCCTATGAAACCTGAATTGCTAGCAGCACTGATCGCCGTGGAATCCGGCGGGAACGACATGGCGCGGGGCCGGCACGGCGAGCTTGGTGCTTTGCAGGTGCGCCCCTGCGTTGTGGCCGATGTGAACCGAGTCGTCGGGGCGCACTACCGATGGTCTGAGATGACCAACCGGGCGACGGCCATCCGAGTCGCCGAGGCGTATCTCAACCACTGGGGATCACCGAGTCGTCTGGGGAGAAAACCGACTGATCGGGATCTGGCCATGATCTGGCACCATGGACCGAGAGGATGGAAGCAACGTGATGGCGCGTACTGGAAGAGAGTACGCAGCCGAGTCGTCTTGGGAAGAGTCGTCGCAGCGAAGTGACTCGGAGCACGGAGATCAGCGCGTCTGGTCTCCCTCTCCGCGCCAGTAACGCGGCATACTAACATGGAAAACGAAACACCAGTTCAACCTAGTGAGGTGCAGATCGCAGCCTCTACGCTCGGCCGACGTGGCCGTGGCAAAACGAAGACCATCACTGACGAAGATCGCCAGCGGCGTTCCGACCAGATGAAGGAGATCAACGAGAAGCGCCGAACGATCCGAGTTCAGGGCGTAGTCGTGAACAGCCCGGGTGGTAACACGCAGGTGAATCAGATTGTGAAGAAGATCGAGCCCGTGACTGACCCCCGAGTCGTCGCGGCGATCGGGCGCACCGTGCGTTCGCAGGGGAGGATCGTGCAATGAAGCGCAAGGTCGTGATCGTGCTGGAGGATTCTGACGACGGGTTCTCCCGCCAGATGTACGTCGAGCCGCCGCTACCTGCGGATATGAACGAGACTCAGCCTACACCGGCATTGCTCTGCGCGATGGTTGTGCATCGAGCGATTCAGGCGTTCGTGGAAGCGGGGGAACCGGAGGAGAAACCCACGCAGGAGAAAGCCGATGACCAAAACTGACCTGATCCATGCGCTTGCTGAAGAGTGCGGTCTGCTGGTTCCTCACGCTCGGCAGATTGTCGATCGGATGTTCGACCTGATGATGGACGCGACCTTGGCCAGTGGGTTTGAGGTCAGGGGATTCGGCTTACTGGAGACTCGAATGACCAAGCCGATGATCGGACGGAACCCGCTGAAGCCCGATGTTGAGATCGTGATTCCGCCCCGGCCGAAGGTAGTATTCCGTCCGTCGAAAGAGTTCCGAGATCGGGCGATCAAAACACTTGCGGTTGGGGGTCGTAAAAAGTAGGATACCACCGCTTGTAGTGCTGTTCATAGTTGTCGAGCCCCCTAGGATTGAGAGGTCCTAGGGGGTTTTTGTTGGTCACCCCTCCCGGCGTCCGACCGAGAGGGGCACAAGCCGATACCAGACCGATGGGTGGGAAAAACTATGAAACCACCCCGGCCACGTCGGTTACCCAAAAGTGGCTGATAGCACGCCTGGAACCTTGCGGAGGTTCGCCAGGAGCGCGTCAGGAGTCTGCGAGTTGGACACGCAGATGCCAATGAGATCCTTGCGAGCGCGGTCGCTGAGATCCTTGGTGTCGATTACGACCACCCGGTTACCGGATAACGCGATCCGATGGATGCCGGTGGATTGCTTCGATGATGCGGGCGTCTTCACGGGTCATGGCTTGGTAACGTCTGGAGACCTGCTGGCAGTTCCAGCACGGCTCGCGGAAGCAGCCGCATCCGAGCCGCTCATACAGCTGGCGGGCTATCGCTTTGAATCTGGAGAGTTCGTCGTTTTCGTGGTTGGAGTCCATCGTGGTGACGGTAGCGGTTGATGGTTGTGTAGGAGACATCGAGGATACGTGCTAGCTCGACATCGGTCACGTGCATCGGGGCGCCTTTGATTGCCAGTCGCTTCTCGATCGGGATGCGCGGTCGGCCTGATGGTTTGATGATGCCGAGGAGCTTCTTGATGCGGTGGATGAGGTTCATTCGCAGCTGTAGATTTCGGTGGTGGTTTTGAGATCCGTCGGCCACTCGGGGGTGACGAAGGAGAGGTCGTGGAATAGGACTTTGTCCGTCGGCTGGATCGTGAGCCGGCCGTTGTCCAGCTGGATAAAGCAGAACTCCTTGGCCTGTTCGGGATACCGAGAGAAGCCGTCGTCGATGGGTGCGGCTGTGAAGAGGTACTGGCCTTTGCGAAGCAGGCTACCAGCCTTCGGTTCGGCGGTGACGCCGCGCAGATAGGCGTACTCGATGGTCGTGAACTCCCGGCCGTAGCAGTCCCACCGTTGCGCGTGCTCGATACGCCAGTCAGGTTCCGGGTTCTCATTGAATGCTAGCGCGTGCGGTGGCACCGCCCGGTAGACGGCCCCGCATTCGAGCATGATCGTGCAGCCCCAGGCGCGTCCAGGAATCGAGACCAATCCGAACCAGACGCAGGGCATGAGGCCGATTTTGTCGGAGATAAACGATGCATCGACGTAGCAGTATTGATGGTGTGGCAGCTGGCCAGATTGTGAGAAGGTCATGGTTTGGGTTTAGTGTAGAGGTAGATTCCGGTTTCCAGAAGCTGGTGAATCAGATGGCCTTGGTAACTGAGAACCCAGGCCGCTGGTGTCGGCTTGCGGTGGATCATGCCAACGGTCACGGCTTTCTTCGCTTGGGCGGCTTGGTAGAGTTCTGCGAGGGTGTTGAGTCGGGTCGGTAGAATAGGTGCGTCCGCCGGCATGAGATGCAGGTTACTTTGGATTTGTCTTCGGTGATGTTTGGAAGGAATCGACCGCACGCGGTGCGCAGGTATCCGTAGTAGTGTGTGGTCATGGCTTCAACGCCTCGACGGCGATCTGGGATTCAGTCGAACGGTTGCCTCGGTAGTCCTGATTGGCGATCTTTCGGAGGGCAGCCTCCAGCCGCTTTATGCGTTCTTGAATCTGCGATGCATACCTGCACGCCATGGACGGAATCTGAGTGTCTGATCCACACTCAAACCTGCGCGTGTTAACTCCGTTAAAATGCCAGAACGGAGCGTTACACCGAGGGCAGTTGTGTTCGTTGCTCACGGCTTGGCCTCCTTGTCCCACGATTGAATAGCTTCTTGAGTACGACGAATTACTGAACCTTCTCCAGACGCAACTGTTCCGATGTATGAGGCGCAGTTGCGGAGTTCATTGCCAGCAGTCTCCAGCCGCTTAATACGTTCACGAAGCTCTGATTTGTCCCGATCAAGTTCGCTTATCGTTTTGCAGTAGGCCACATGGGCATCGACAATATGGCTCACGGTTTGGCTTCCTTGGCTTTGTTCCACACCTTAACACGGTCTGGATAGTATGAGTTCTCAATCGCTCTATCCCCCGCCTCCTCCAACCGGCGAATCCGATCAGTCAGATTGAGGGCGTGGATATTCAGTTTTCGTAACATCTCATTGGCCGCGTTGAGTTCGCGTTCCATCTTCTGCGATTCGGCGAAGAGCATGTGGAACGACCAGTCGAAGTTGTCCGTCCTCGGTGTATCGCTCATTTCGCCTCCTTCACTTTCACCATCGGAACAAAATCCAGCCGGTTGTTGTCGTCGATTGCGATGCCCCAGTTGTTCCTTCGGCAACACAGTTCGGTTGCGTTGTAGACCTCCATCATCGTCTTCTCAGGCAGATAGAGAGATAGAAGCCCTTGGAACGTGATGCGGATTGTGTCTTGGTCGCTCACGGCCGTCCCTCCTTAATGATCGCCCAAACGGCTCGCTTCTTCACGCCGATAGCCTTCGCCACGTAGGCCAAGCTCTGACCTTCGTTCCACAATTTCCAGGCGCGTCTGGCATTGAATACCGGAACCGGTGCCCGTGCTGGCACCGCAACTGGATCGGGGAAACTGATCCACCCACGGGCGACTGCGTTTGAGATGAGTGCATTCACGATTTACCTCCATTGATTACGTTCCAGATTACACTGTGCGACCGTTTGAATTTCTTGGCCAACTCACGATAGGTGTACGTCGGATTCTTGCGCTTAGCCTCGATGATCGCTTTGCATTCGGCATCGGTCATCTGTCTCCAGGTGCCGCTGGGTTGCTCTTCGATAATCGGAACCGGTGGCTGCTTTCCGATCACACGCTCGATGGCTTCACGGGAGAGTTTCATCTTTGAGGATCCAGGTGGGGGATTGAATGATCTGGATGGAATCGCCGTTGTACCCGGGCCAGCTGTCGGTGTCTTCGCAGATCATCCACTGGCGGATCCACGACTGCCACGTGCTGGAACCCTTGTCCAAGGATTCGGTGTCCAGCTGGTACACAGCGACCGCGTATGGCGCTTGGTCTTCGACACAGATCCACTGCCATGCGCGTGTCTCGCCGGTGATGTCCCGGTACAGGTCACGGTAGTAGGCAGCCTGCACGTCATAGCGCAGCTGGCCAATCTGGCGCCGGAACCCGGCCTTGCTAGCATCGCGGCATTTCTTCAGGTCCACGATTACCGGGGTCGTGTTAGGCAACCAGTCGATCAGGCCCTTGCGTTCGCAGGACTCGAACTCACCGAACATCCCGACCTGGGCCTTGCCCGGCTCGGCTAGTAGGCGGCCGGCAACCGGGTGTTCGCGAACGGCCTCGACCATGCGCTCGACGGTTTCGATTGCGTCCTGCTTGAATACGGTGACGCCTCGGGCCTCCTGCTCGTCTCTCCAGCTGCGTGCCTCCTTGGTCCGGTAGTCATCGAATGGCGACGTGGTCCAGAGGTAAGGCGTGCCGAGGACCTTGTGGTCCAGTAGACTGCCGATGTTCATGGCGTCCGTGGTTTCCTTCTCTTCCTCAAAGCCGACCATGGCGTGCGCCGGTGAGCGGGAGAATGCCTTGAGACTGGAGATGTTGATCGCCGGGTGTTGGCGATACGTGGCTACGTCGATGGGGTGGACTAGCTTCACAGCGCACCTCCGGCCTTCATCATTGCACGGCCGATACCGCGCTTATTCCGGATGATCCAGTTGCAGATATCAGGAGGGAGGTCCGCCACCGTGGGATAGTCTTCGGGGCTTTCCCACCACTTAAGATCCTCAACGAGCTTCACCAGCTGCTCGTAGGTGATCCCAGCGGATGCTAGCGTCCCTTCGACGGTTTCAAGCTCAGGCTCCGGTGCGGGAACGGGTGCGACCGGGGCGGGTGCGGTCTCAACGATCTCAGGTGCGGGTTCAGGAGCGGCAGGAGCAGGCGGCTCCACGATTGCAATAGCCTCGGCCTCCTTCTTCTTGCGGGGTTTCGGTTCGGGCGGCGTCGGGGTCACGTCCACAACGGAACTGGTCACGGTGGTAGCGACAGACGGCTGCACGACCTGCTGGGCTACCTGAGTGTCGTGGATCTCTTCCGAGGTGTGCATACCCAACGCAATCTCCGGCGCATAGGCGCGGCACCAGAACGCAGCTGCGCGGTACTGAAGCATCTGCTCCGGCATGGTCTTCCATTTACTGCCAGACTTGCCATACCAACCCTCGGCCTTGGCCATGGCGATCGTCACCAGAGCGCCAACAAGCTCGAGGTTGCTCTCGCGCTCGACTGCAAAGGCGCGGCAGCCCCAGTCATCCGTCCCCTCTTTTCCGACCCAGCGGAAACGCATCGGGGAGAACCGACCGCAGCTGTTGACCGTGGCAATAAGGAACGAGGCAGACCACGTGGGCTTGCCGTGGATTGGAACCATCGACTGCATGACGGCCATGACCGAGGCGCCGATGCGCTGACTGAGTTCCAGCGCGATGATGCAGTTTCCGAGGTTGGCTTCGCCCCGATACGAATCAGGAACGAGCGTGCTAGACGCAAGGGCCTTTGCCATGCGCTGGACGGACACGAACGCGTTCTCCGAAGAGAAGGCGCTCAGGGGTTGCGATTGCTGTGTTGTTGCGACTTGTAGGTTGCTCATACGTCAGTCACCGTATAGCAACTGACGTCACGTGTCTAGCGTAATCAGAACGAATTTTTCAGATTTGTTCTGGCATTTCGGCGAATGCGGTCTGCGTTCTTGTCGATGAAGTCCGCTGCTTCGGTAGGCGGGAGTGCCAGCAGACGCTTGGAATTCTGCTCGATGAACTTGCGATAACCCTGACCAACGGCCCGTTGGTACGCGTATTTCTCTTCGCGGGTCATCTCGCGACGAGTGCCGTTCTCGTTGACCTTCACGGTGATGGCAGGCGTCGGCATGAACACGCCCCGGCTGGCGAGTTGGCCCAGTGTATTCCAGGCGGGATCCTCAGAGCGTTGAGTGACCCAACGGCTGTACGGATAGCGTTCAACGCGCACCGGTTCACCGAGCACGTTCAAGATCGGACCCGGCCCGATTTCGCGACGGGCAAATGGCACCTGCTGAAGGAAGTATTCGTGACCCAGCCCACCCGGCTCAGCCTTGAAGATCGACGGATCAGACCACGCATCGACTTCCTTCAGGATGTTGGGCACGAACGATCCACCCAGACGCGCCAGATAACGCGGCGCTGACTTCTCGACGATCTCGTTGGTGTCGTACTTGTAAGCGTTGGCGAAGCCCAGGAACTCCGTGAGACCGGAGATTGCGGACGAATCCTTCACGATGAACAGGCCGGCCGTCGCTGCATCCTGAACCTTGGCGATGATCCCCTCCTGATTCCACTTCTCGGGCTCGAACAGCTGGCGATCGCGGAGTTCGCCAATGGCTCCCAGAAGACCACCGAAGCCCAGCTGGCGATAGGAGATGTAGGTATCACCAACGCGGATCGAGTACGGCTGACGGCCTTCCGCTAGCAGCTGCTTGCGCTTGTTCGGATCGAGGGATTTGAACGACCCAGTAATGTCGATGTCACGATCCTCTTCCTTGTCATCATCACCGAGGAACAGCGCCGCTGCTGTTGCGCCCAGCGCACTGCCAATCACAGCCTTGGCCCGCAAGAGATCGCGACGGGCCGGCGTGTATTGCAGGCCGCCGGGCTGGTCAGACTTGCCAGGTGCAGATTGAATCCAGCGATAAACCGCGATGGGGGCCGCGTAGTTGAGAAGCTCGTTGGTGTAGTTGGCGGCGAAGCGAACGAAGTTGGTTCCGGTCAGGAACTTCAGTGCGGGGAACTTCCGCGAAGCTGCATTCAATCCCTCGTACAGCGAGCCCATCACGCCTTGAGGAACCTCGGTGAACGTAACGGCCTCGCGGATGTCCTTCGAGGTCATCAAGACATCGACCGGAAAGCTCTCCTGGAGAATCTCGCGGGTGCGCTTGTTCACCAAGTCGGGCCGTGTTCCTTCAGCAATGGCGCGATCGCGTGCGGCCTTTACTATGTCCGCTTCTGGAAGCATCAGGTTGCGTGCTTCTTCGGATCCGACCTCCTTGTTAAGCGCGTAAGCCTTTGCGGCTCCGTCAGACATCATGGCGGTCACATGATCCAATGCCAGCATCAAACGGCTCACGTACTTGGCTTGGCTCAGACCCTTGGCAAACAAGTTGCGCGATTCACCGAGGCCTTCGAGTGAGTTACCCGGCTGGTCAGGGTTGAAGTTGACGGAGCGGTAAAGCTCGCCACGCCAGAGCATGGGCCAGAAGTCGCGGATGCCTTCGTCGAGTCCTTTGAGTGCGGACTTCGTGATCAGGCCAGCTTCCTTGCCAGACAAGCCAGCCAGCATCACGGTGTTCAGCGCGCCATTGAGAATGTTGAGTGCGTTATCCAGCTGCGTCCGTGTGCCAGACAGCACAGCTGCATACCAGTAATCCCGCAGGACATCGGAGAACCGCACGCCGCCTTCGCGGGCCATGAGGCGGAACATCTCCTGGATAATCTGGTTTCGATTGGTGCCCTGGGCAGCCTGCGCCCGTTGTGCTAGCTCGGTGAGCTTGCGAGCGGTAAGGCCGTTGATCTCGGCCACACCAAACTCAGGCGCCACTGCATCACGGAAAGCCTGTTCCCACAGAAGGAATGTGTCGGGGCCATCGGTGGTGACCTGCTCTCCAGGAGTAGCCCTGGCGATATTCGCGTACTTCAGGATGCGTGGCAGGGAACGGAAGAGTTTCTCCCGAGCATCGGGCTTGACCGTCGGCAGCGGAACTTTCTTAGCAAACTCGGCTCGGAAAATCTGGTTCCGCTTGTTCTCCCAAGCAGTCGTCAGGAGGTTGGTGATCTCCGCGATGCCAGCAGGACTGAGGTTCTTCAGGCGAGGATCGGCGAGAATGACCTGGAGCATCTTCTGGCGGACAGAACCCTGAGTTTGCAGGGACTTCGTCAGTATCTCGCTCCATTTGATCTCGATTGGAGGACCTTTGGCTTCACCGGCAACCTGTTTGATCTTGCGGAACTCGCGGGCAAACACGTTGTCCGCTTCCTTCATGGCCTCTTTGACCTGATCAATCGCTTGCTGACCAGACTCGACGAGCCAGTCGCGCACCTGCGAAGCAGTGATCTCGGGGAACGGGATCTTGCGCTTCTGCTGCTCGTTTATCAGCCGGCGATAGACCAGCTGCGGAACCATCCACGCATAGCGAGCGAACGTCAGCTGGCGAGCGCGGCCCTGTTTGCCGAAGTCGGATCCCGCTTGAACCAATGCAGCCGCGATGCGCGCTTGCAGATTCAGCGCACGCAGGAGGTCTATCGGATTCTTGGCGCGTGCGACATCAAGTTCGGATCGCTGAAGCAACTCGCCACCAACGTATTCACGCAGCGCCTTGTCGATGTCGGCGCCCATAAAACCCTGAAACGCCTGCTCCAGGTTACCCTTGTAGAAGTCCACCCACTTGCGGGCTTCGGCCTGCCAGTTCGCATCGGTGTCGCGAGTGACTTCACCACGGAAGATGCCCCGCGATTCAACACGTTCAGCAGGCGACGGCGGCTGCGGACGCTCAGGCGTGCCAGCAGGGATCTCCTGGTTCGGGAAAGCCTTGATGTGCTCCTCGAAGTTAGCAGCAGTCTCCGGCTCGTTATCCAGCTGGACGTGAGACTTAATGTAATCCATGCCAGCATCACGAGCGGCCACCCATGACTTGGTGGACTGATAGATACGCAGCGCGATCTTCGAGGCTTGATAAACCACGAAGTTCGACAACGCAGCCACGGCCTCGAACGCCTTGCCACGGGGATCGGTGGCGGCGATTACCTTACCGAGAGCGGCCTCGACGGTGTCGGGGCGTTGATTGCGCTCAGCCTCAGCATCCAATCGGGAAATAAAGGTAATATCGGAGACAATGTCAGCAGTCGCAGTAGATTTGTTCGGAATGCTTTGTAGCCATCGAACGTATTCTGGCGCAGCCTCATCCGAGATTGATTGCAGATCGGAGATAACATCTCCAAAGGTCGCTTGTTCTCCAGTCGATGGATTCGTAAATCGCACCCGGCGAGTAGCTTCGTCGGTATCATTCCTAGCCCAATCGGACAGTCGCTTTCCGATTCCACGGTTTGAACCAGATACTCCGCGAATGTCAGCCGTGCTAGCTTGGAAACGCTGGCTCAACGGAACGACGTTGCCTTGATCGTCGCGGGTGACGGGATCAGCGGATTTGATCTGGGTGGGATCAAGGGCAATGCGGATGGTTTGAAGCTCCCTGTCTACAAAATCACCGCTGATTTCCACACCGTCATAACCTTGAGATTTCGCCCACCTTCGGAATGCGTCCACGCTCCCGTGGGCATCTTTGACTTCTGAACGAAATGCTTCGAGTCCTCCGACGCCATCAAAGCGCAATGGATTCTGAAGACTGAGAAAAGCGCGTACAACCTTAGGTCCGTACAGTTTTTTGGCCGTAGCTGCGTTGTCTGTGAACCAACTTCCTACCGTATCAAGTTTGAGACCAACGCGATCTTTTGCAGCAGTAAGTCGGTCGAAGACCGTGAAGTTGCGACTGGTTCCGTGGTAACCTTCATTCCTGAATCCAGCGGTATAAGCCGCCTCATCAACCATCCGCTGAGCCTTAGCCATGTCGCCACTGGCAACAGCAGCTGTGTATTCAGCATCTCGAATCAGTCGATCGGCCAACTGGATGTCGTCAGTAGGATCATTCGGAAACTGCTGTCTAGCCTGCGCGATCGCTTGACGGATCGCCCGATCTACCGCAACGCCGGCTTGAATTAGGCCCTTGGCAATTTGCAGTGCTAGCTTCGCCAGCGGCGTTAGGAACAACGGGTCTGAGTATTGGTTTTCGGAGAGGCCTTTGCTGACTTTGTCGATGGCGTCGATGGCAGATTGGGCCGCCGTCTTTCTCGGCCCAAATCCTTTCTGTCCAGCCGGCAAACGACTCGGAGCGTTCGGGCCATACCGGGATGAAATCTCGCGACGAAGGTCTGATCGACGATCAAAGTTTGCGCGAGCCCTCAATGAAATTGGATCACTTCCTTTGAGGGTTTCCGAAGTCAACTCTGACCCACGACCTACTGCAATAAGCTCATCAGTGATGGCAGAGCTTTCGGCGTCCAAGCGATCCAACTCTTTGTTGATCTCGCTGGCCGTCATGGTCGCGGGATCTTTGGTGGCTTTCTTGGCAGGAGCGGGCGCAGCTGGAGTTGTGGCCGGTCCCTCCGGCATTTTTTCGCCCAACCTTACGGTCTTGTTCCATTCTTTCGCGTACTCGTAAAATTGTTGTTCAGTGATTTCACCTTCTCGCAATAGGCCTTCAACTTCATTGCGTGTTTTTTGAAGCAACTGTTCCTTTGTAAGACGCTTTCGTTGTCCTTGAATCTTGGCAAGTCCGGCTTCAGCGCGTTGTTGAATAGCGCCAAGTTTTTCAACACCAGTGGCCAATGCTGATCCAGCAGCTGGGCCTTCCGATGCGGCAATCCTCTCTTTGTACGCCGCAGACTGAGGATCATTTGCCGCATCCCAAGCCAGCACGGCGCGTTCTCGAAGCGCATCGCTAAGATTTGCTTGCGCTGCTTTTCGCTCTTCCGATTGACGCGTCCCATCGGCGAGTGATTGCTGTCCAGTCGGAGTGAGTTTCGGATTCTTGGCAGCAGTAAGAAGGCCCGAATCTTGAGCCTGCTTGATGAGTTCTGGTGTGAGATATTTCGGTTCGTAAGGCCTCTTTGAAGCGCGATTAGCAAGTGCCTGAAGAGTGTAAAAAATCTGCGGAGGCCGGGGCGGCAAAGATGGATTTGTGCGAACCTGTGTGACCGCCATGTCAGCGGCCGCTTCACGACTTGGAGCGGCAGCAAAATCTGCATCCGTGTATCCACGGGTGGGGGTTGCAGGAGCCGGTCCAACTGGTGCAGGTGCAGGAGCGCCAGCAGGCCTAGGCGCCTGACCAGCCATCGCTTCCTGCTTGTCGCGCAGAATAAAACCTTCGTCCGAAGGATTGCCTGTCACTTGAGATTTCTCACGCAACAGAAACTGGTCGGTTTCTTGAAGGCCACCAGAACGGGTACGTAGAACCAGCCTTTGTCCAGGGGCTAGTTTTTTGATCTCATACAAACCCTTGCCAACGGCTGTAGCCTTAGCCTTAAGCGTTTGAAACAGCTTGTTGATTCGTGCCGGGGTATACTCAGGAACAGGTGCAGGGGCCGGGGCGGGTGCGGGGGCCGGGGCGGGTGCGGGGGTCGGAGTGGGCGCAGGGGTAGGCGTAACCTTCACCTCGGGCATCGAAATCGTCACCACCGGCACAGTCAACGTGGCTGGCTTCTGAGAAGTTCCGCCCTTAGTTTGGGATGCTAGCTTCTTGAGTTCAGCGCGAACCTGAAGACCGTGTTTGCGGACTTCTTCGGGAGTTAGCCCAGAGACTCCGACCGCCCAGTTTAAGTAATCCGCGTCACGCTTAGACGGATTCTTCTGAGTGACAATGAACGCTGCACGATCGAAATCGCTGCCAAATGTCGGCAGATACGCATCCATCGAGACGTTGTAGCGCGGCTTGGCGCCAGCAAGATCCTTGGGGAGCTTCGCGGATTGGACAGCTGGAGTGACAGGGGTAGGAGCGGGTGTAGGCGCAGGCGCCGGAACCGCCTCCGCCTTTACTTGCTGTACTTCTTCCGGGGTGACTTCGGCTTCGGCCCCTCCGACTTCGGCAGGCCGCCCTCCTTGATCCACTTGTCGCAGTCCTACTTCGACTGGGGGTTGCGGTTCTTCTCGGCGTAGCACGCCTTCATCTGGGCCTTGTTTTTGAACGGCACTGGGTGTGGGGGTTGGGGCTTGTGTTGCAGCCGGCTCGGTGCCCAAGCGGGCGCGATAGGCCGCGAGAGTGATAGCACCTTCCTCGCTCAGGAGTCCGGCGTCCTCGGCCGTGATCAACTGGTCGAGTTCGTCCTGCTCGTCGGGAGTCAGGCCGGTCTCGGTATCGACAGGTGCGGCGGGTGTGGGGGCGGGCTCAGGTGTGACTGGCGCGGGCTGGGCGGGAGTCACGACAGCCTGCGGTGCCGGCGCGGGTGCGGGTGCCTGCTCCTCCGGCATCGGAATCCCAGCCTCCTGGGACATCCGAAGAACATCCTCCGCAGTGATCTCGGGTTCGATTTCGATCGGGCCGGTGGGTTGAGCACCATCCTCGATGCCGGACACGGTGGCCGCAGAACGGGGCAACGGGTTGGCAGGATCAGCGCCCGTGGCTTCAGCGACTGCATTTGCAGTGGCGAGATTCGGATTCCGCTCGGAACCAACGACGCCACCGACCAGTCCACCAGTCGCAGCACCGATGAAACCAGCCTGAGCGACACCATCCATGATGCCGCGCTCGGGATCGTATGTGACCTTGGCAGCCATGTTGCCCATGGTCTGCTCGAGAGATTCTTGGAGACCCTCGGTGACAGCGCCTTCTACGCCGCCTCGGATCATGTTCTGAGTGCGGACGCTAGCAGCCTTTGGAACCAGTCTCTCAGCCAAGCGCTCGCCAACGCCGCCGATGGATTTGCGTCCGTATCGCAGTTTGCCAGCAAGACCTAACGTGCCTTCCGAAACGGCACCGATAGGAGCATTCAGCGCGAATGCTTGGGATTCCAGTTGTGATGCTTGAGCCTGAAGATCGTTGGCGCCCTGCGTGTCACCCGCAGCCAATCGCTCGGCAATGCGTCGGTTGATTACGCGACGGGCATCTTCGGCTCCAGCTTCACCTGCTGAGAAGCCGTAGAGAGCGCCGGCGCCGACGGGTCCAGCAATCAACGCACCTGGAAGCACGGACAGCGTGCTACCGATGCCTCCAGAGATTTGAGCCGGAATGGTTTCTTGAACCCCTGGCAGCGAAGGCATTGCCTCGCCGGCTGAAATCAAACTCTCGCCAGCTGCGGTCACCGGGCTTCGAGCCGCCATCTGTCGCTGCTCTTGAACCGTTGATTCAGTGAATGGATCGCCCGACTCAAAGACCCGTGCGAAGCCTTTCGCCGCTTGGCCGAGACCGCTCAATGCAGCCTTCGGTAATTCCGCAATTTGTCCGCCCAGCGTCTCCAGCGTACCGTACTCGCCGGCACGGTATTTCGCTGCCTCGAGTTGGGCGGTCTCGTCAGCCATTTCCTGCTGACGGCGCTGAATCAGGTTCTGGCGGATCTGGTTCCGATTCTGCTTAACAAAGTCGAAGACCTGATCCTGAGTGTAATCTTCAGGGAAGACTACAGTTCCAAGTTCCGTTCCAAAATCGACTTCGATGGGCATATCAGAGTTCTACGGGGTTTTCGCTGTCCGGCTGGTTCAGAATGGCGTCCCACTCTTCCGGTGACAACTGGATTGGTCCAGAAGCCGGAGTCTGCGGGGAAACCACTTCGGTTTCTGGCATAGCCATCGGAGCGGCAGTACGAGGCAGTGCGCCTCCCATGATCTGTCCGAGAGTAAATCTCTTGGTTTGCTGAGCCGCCGCCTCGGCGCGGTTCTTGGGTTTTCCAACAGCAGGTGCGCCTGACATCTGACTACGGCGCATACGTTCTCCTTCCAGTCGAGCCACCGCTTCTTTAGCCGTAAGTCCCGACGATTCACCCATGAAACCAGCCACGTCCGGACGCACATCAATGTTGCCCTCTTTGGTCCGATAGACATTAACGTCGCCTTCACTTTTTGCGCTCAACGTCTTGAGCTTCTTCAGCGCAGCGTCGATGTCGTCATACAAACCGGGTTCCTTCTCGGGGGCAGCCAACAACGAAGCGCGATAGGCACGCGCCTCTTCAGGGGTTCCTTCAAAGACTTCCTTGGGTCCATTGGGTCCTTGTTCGATTTTAACTCTCGGACCCTTCGCGGCCGCAGCTCTCGGGCTCGGGCCAACGTAGGCGTACCTAGAGCCACCGATCGTGGTCTGAGGATACTGCGAAAGATCCTGTTGCCCCTGGAGAATCCCAGCTGTGGTCGGTCGGGCGGCGATTTGATCTTCCACGACTCCTGGAAGTTTGACCAAGCCGCGACGTGCTAGCGCGTTCTCGTAGGCAGACGTGCGCTGAAGCTGACGCGCCATGCCTTGGTTGTACGCCAGCTTGTACTCGGGGCTTTCGATGATCTCAGGCGCCAACGGTTCGTTGACGTTGAACTCGCCGGCACGGGCGCCGAGGGCAGTGCGTAGCTGCTGAGTTTGGAGGCGCTGATCCCGCTTCACAGCTGACCCTGCGTAGTCGGGTTCACCTTGAGGATTCAGCACAAGATCCTGACCAAACTGTCCCGCCGCAGCATCGAGACGAGCTTTGATGCGCTCATCGAGTGCAGCCCTTCGTTCGATACCCAGCTGGTTGTAATAGTCCTGCCGGATCCGCGCCTCTTCCTGCCGTTGCGCTGCTGCTTCCTCCCTATACTGCCGCTGATTCGCCAGCTGCACGCCTTGGAGGTACGACTGCCCGATGTTTTCGAGTCCTGAGAAGGGGTTTGCCATAATCGTTTAGAGTAGTCCCTCACGGCCGTAGCCAGTCGGCATTCCAGTTGAATAATTCCAATCACCACTGCCACCGCCAGCAGCGCGACTCTGCGCTCCCAGCTGCGCAAATCCAAGGTTCGTCAATCCGGATCCAAGTGATCCAAATGCTTGCCCGGCAATTCCAGTTGCGCTCGGCATACCTGCAACACCAAGGAGCGCCTGCTGTTGTGCGCTGCGTTCACCACCGCGCAATGCGGCAATCTGCTGTGGCGTGAACTCGTAGTTTGCCAGCGGAGCCAGTGGTGTGGTTCCAAGGATGTTGGCGAACTGTTGATTGCCGAGGTTTGCGAAGTCCAAGCTGGTTCGTCCGAGGTCCCGGGCAACGAGGTTTCTGCCAGCTGCGCTTCCAGCATATCCGCCCTGAAGAGCTTGGCCGGCTGCTTTGCGTTGAACCTGCGCCGCGACATCAGGCGGCAGTTCCCCTCGAAGCAGTGCTAGCGCGTTCTGAGTACGCTGCGCTTGGCCCTCTTGATAACCAGGTATCTGTATGCCAAGCGACTCCAGCAGCTGGGCGCGGTTGAACGCGTTACGCTCGGCCTCCATCTCGCGGGCGCGGGGAGCATTCAAGGAGGACTCTCCAAGAACGGACCCGATGTTAATGCCAGGAAGGTTTGCGGCATCGCGGGCCTGCCGGCGCCCCGCGCTCGCAGACGATGCCTGCATTGCTGCGCCCGCCGCTGATCCGGCGGTCCCAAGTGCTACTGCTGTTCCTACCCAAGACATAGTAAATATTTGTTATTCCTCACGTAAGTGAGGTCGTTGCGTATCTCTTCGTGATCTTTCTTGTTCTGAGGATTGGGATGGACTGTCACCCAGACCGTATCCTCTTGAATCAAAATCGCCCTTCGCGTCTGCGGCAGGGTAATTCCGTACATCGGCGCCGTGTAGGTCACCAACCCCTCGGTTTCACTGATCACCGTGAGCTTTCCTTGAAGCAGGAAAAACGGGTGATCGAACTTGTGAATACGACTGGTGATGATTGATCCAGCTGGCGCAAAGATTTCCCGCACGTACAACCCCTCTGGGTAAGTATGGTTGAGCGGGCACTCGATCTGCGGCTTGTCCGAGACAAACGCTTCCCAACGATCCAGTCGATCGTCGAGCGGAACGTCTGCGTCGGTCAGAAATTCCAACCACGTCACCGGCTGCACTACAACTGGAAGCTCTTCGGTCATCAGATAAATCCACCGAAGATGAACTGAGTCTTTGCCGATCCGAATGGCTGCACGTTGATCACGCTGCGCTCGTTCGGGCTGTAGGCTTCGAGTTCGTTTCTGAGGGATCGCAGTGACAACTGGATCTCGCGCTCAGCCTCGGTGTACTGATTTCGGTCCTCCTTCTGGATGGCCTTCATCATGTGCTTGATCGCCTGGAGATTGCCGATGAACAGCCAATCGGAGTCAACGATGGCCGGGATGAACTCCAGGCGCACGATCGCCTCGACTACCGTGTTGGTGCATTCCTCATCTGGAGGCACGCATCCGTCGCCGTGGTCGATGCAGTCATTCTCCGCTTGCGCGTTGCACCCAGAGGTTCCACCGCAGACCTCGGGCATACCAATCAGGTAGGTCCGGCGATACTCGGGGTTTTCTTCGCTGGGACCCCAGACGGCCACCTGTGTAGAAATCGTCGTGGTAGGGTTGTAGGCCACGATCGTGACGCGTCCTTGAGTCAGCGGCTTCTGGGCACCATTGAGACCAGGCTGCTTAAACAGGTTCGTAGTCTCAACGAACGGCGTGATAGCAGGGTTCGGCAACGTGACGTACTCGCCCCAGACGTACTCGCCGCTCACCGTATCCAGCGTGCGGATCTCCTCGTTGGTCGCGGGATCTATGCCCTGAAGTAGGATACGTTTGCCGGCATCGGCCGTCAGAGACGGGTACACACGGAACTTGCAGCTGCCTACTGAGTCCCGAAACTGCGTGACCATGCCCCGATCCAGCAACTCTTCAGCTTCACAACCCTCACGGCCGCAACCGGTGCGCGGCGCTCGCTCGTCGGTCTGGAACTCGTACCACTGATTCTGGATCGGGATGTTGTACCCGCAAAGGTTCATCGCTTCGATCGTCTTGACCTCGCGAGGCCAAGTGATGCAGCCGGCGGTGACGCAGATGCGGAGCTTCTTGTACGTGCCCCACCACTTGCCCATGTCGGCAAGCCGCGCTTGAGCCTCGTTCAGCAGCTGGACGAAACGCTCGTCGCAGGTGGCCAGACCAACAGCCTGTGCGATCGTGGAGTTCTTGGCTTGGGCGAGGGTTTTTCTCATGGCGGGGTGTAGAGGGGATTCAGAGCCGTCGCGTAGACCTTGATTCCGTAGTCAGCGGGAACCATAAAAGCAGATACAAAGAAGAGCGTCGGAAAAAGATCGTTGGACGGAGGGGCCAACGTCGGAAGCTGGCACCAAACAGTGACGTTGCTGGCATTGGCAACGGTGAGAAAATTCGGAGCACCATTCGGAACACCGCCCTGATGAACCATCATTGCAGCGTCAATTTCTTCTCCTGAGTACCAAGTGAAAACCTTTCCTGACGAACTGGTCCAAGCAACACTTCCGGCCGCAGTTCGCTTGATTACGGTGCGAACCATGAACGGAATGATTCCAAGTCCTGTCGAAGGATTTGAAAACCCATGAGGAAACAGTAACGCCGTGCCATCTGCTGGTATCGCTTGGATTGCCGACTCATACGTCAAAAACTGCCGCAAGCTCTGCCGCGTCAAGTCCCGCTTCTGCGTGATCAACTGGAAATTCACGCCATCAAAGAGCACGGTAACCACCTGACCAACCAAGATGTCGTTGGCGGTCAACGCTGATAATCCGTCTTTGGTTATCGTCTTGGCACCGCGTCCATCCACATTCAGCGTGCAAGCGCCAGCATTGGTGTGGTTTGCGAGGAAAGTGTAAATCTGACCAGTCCGGTAGGCCGAAGCAGCATTGGGGTAAGCCGGCGAATTGGTAACCGCATAGTTTCCACCTGCACCTGTTGCCGTGCCTGCAAACACCACTTCGCTGCTGGATCGAATCCATGCCAGATCGGTGGGGTTTCCAGACCACTTCATCACGTCGATCGGTCGATCAGACGAATCGGTACGCAGCCAATAGAGCGCAGTGTTTCCGGGTGCAGTTTGAGACGTCACCCATTCCGCGCCGGTATTCAGGTTTCCAATCAGCGCAGCCGCGTAAGCGTCCAGGCGATCCTGTTCGCTCGCGTAGCATTGGGGAGGCGGAAGCTCTCCGGCTGTGATGTCAATCGTTGGCATGGCTAGATTCGATAGCTGTAATCGTTGGGCTTACACGGGCCGGGGTCGCATTGAAGATCGAGACACCCTTCCGGGCAATCGAAATAGAAAAATTGATCCAGCGGCGCAACGCACCGGTCTGGACGTCCAGCCAGGAACGATGCTCCAAACCGGCCGCCGTTGTTCCGGACAAGATCGTGACCACTCAAACGCCGCACGGTGTTGCACGTGATCTGGACGTTGCTGACGTACCGGAAAAAGCTGCCGGTTGCCGATGTAAACGCCACGTCCGGGCCGACATTCGCGCAGGTGAACGTGGTTGGAGTCGGCGTTCCAGTGACGATGTTTTCGTCGTTGAAGCTGGTGTTGATGAAACCCTCGGTCGTCACGTGATCACCGATGGACAGGTGATGCGCCTTGTTCGTGGTGAACGTCGCGACGTTTGATGTCCGCTGGTAGGCGATGGGCAGCATTTCCCAGGGGAATTTCACCGGGAGGTTGATGCCAACAAAACCGCCGCTAGATGAAACGACGGCGCCGGGATTGGTAACCGTGAACTGATTTGCAGCTGGTACGGTAAGAACCGTGAAAACGCCATTGAATGTTCCGTCAGCAACTCCAACCACGGAAACTTCCATTCCAACCTGAAGTTCGTGCGCCGATTGCGTTGTAAATGTTGAAATGCCGCTCCCATCTCTTGACGCACCTGCCGGAGACGCCAACGGGGGGTTGATCGGAATCTGATAGTCCGTCGGATAGTACCACGCGCTCCTGTTGACATCGTGGTTCAAGGTCAGGAAGGCCGCATCCAGTGGGTCGTATGCGGTCTGGTAATACCAAGTACCGGGCCCTTTCAGCACCACGTCGTTGTTTTCGACGAGCATATCCCGGTGAGCGGAGATCAGCGTCGAGTAAGCCTCTGGGTTTGCCAGACCAGTTGCGGCAATGATCGAGTACCAATCCTGCACGTTGAGTGCGATGAAGGCAGCGATCTCAAGCGCCGAGTTGTCGTGAATGTGCGTTCCGAAATGCCGGTACGAATCGACGTAGAAACACGTACCCGTAAATCCGTCAAAGTTGTTGTAACGGATCTTTGCGTCCTGCGTTTCACGAACTGTGATCGCATGAACCGGGCTCTGCTGATTGACCGGGTTTGGTCCGCCTCGAACCTCGTTGTACTCGAAGGTGCAATCCTTCGCCAGGATCCGCTGGCTGCGAAGCATGGTTACATTCCCGTCGATGTAAGCTCCTGGGGAGATGTTGTTTCCAGCGATATTTGCAGTGAATCGGTAAGAATCTGGCGTTGATACGACCGTCAACGATCCAGAGAGCGCCAGATTTACAGCACCGTATCCGGTCACCACGATTGCCGGAAAAACATCAACCCCCACCTGGGCAACAGTGAACGTCAAGTCATTGATTACGTTCACGACCGCAAAAGATCCGTCGAACGAGTTGTCGCTTACATCAACCGAAACGGTGTTTCCAGGTGCAAGGAAATGCTTTTGCGATGTTGTAAACGTAACGACATTCGATTGCCGCTGAGCAGAGACAAGTCCAAAGACGTAGTTCCCCATCGTCACCGGCACCACATCCCCCACCCGCAACGTGTGCTTCATCACGCAGGTGTACGTGGCCACGCCAGCGGATCGGGAAACCACGTTGATCGGATTCACAAGGCTCGAATAGCCACCGATTGCACACTGGGTATTCGCTTCCGCATCACCGGGATACAGTGTGCTTTGGATCGAGTTTCGACCTTGGTATCCGAACTTGTTGTTGATGATCCGCGCACCTGGCGTCTTGTTGTCCACCGTCATCGGTAGGAACGAGAGGGCGATGAACGTCTCAGCGTCTGCGATACCAACGCCGAAATCGTAAAACTGGTTGTCGCGGAACACCGCGTTTTCACCGCGATGATTGATTCCTGCTACCGTGTAGGACGAGTTGACTCCTGCGGTCGTTTGAGCGGTGGCAAGAACGTCAGGGTAGTAGGTCGGAGAGTAGACGCGGCCGTTTTGCGCAGGCAGTGTTATCGGAGCGGTAACGCGAGAACAATAAAACTCCTGACCGCCAGGAAGGAATCCAGCCACGGTTTTTGTGCCATTGAAGGCTGGGTCCGTCATCCCGGTAATGACAACGCTATCACCGATCGTGAAACCAAAGTTCCAGTCTGGATGCTTTGTGTAAATGTCAGCAAAACCGTTGTTTCTACCGCCGATGATTACAGCACGAATATCGCGCTGGAAAGTGGACTGGGTTATGTTCTGAACATTTCCATACCCAGTGAATGACCCATCTGCAACACCGCCTGTTTTTACGTTTACAATGTACTGATTGATTTCGCTTACATTGGTGTACGGAGGCGGGACTATTGGCGGAGAATACGATGGAGTTACCTTCGTAGTTATGAAATGCGGGTAGGCCGTCGTGTACGTGTTTACTCCAGCGGTTCTTGAAACGGATGAAATCGCGATGTCAGCGACCGAGTTGTTCGTGTAGTTACCGTCGAATGTGATGCCCTGAATCAGCGTGTTCTTGCAGTTCGCTGCATCTACCGGCTTGCCCGGGTACGCCCCAACACCGCCAACTGCGCCATTGCCGGGATAGTTCCCCAGCGTCTTGATCATCTGGATGTTGAATCCATAGGTATCAAGTCGTTTGGTTGACGTGTGGTTTGCGAACTTCAGCGTCGTTTGCCCGATGCCTTTGCCGACAAACTCCACGTTGTTGATGGCATTTCCGTAGCCCAGGACCAGAGATGAAGTGTAGCCGCCGCCGATCAGGTTGATCCAGCCGTCTTCCGTGACCAAACCAGTGTCGGGTCCAGGAACCGCTGCCGTGAATCTGGTTGGGTTAATGATTGAAACAACTGAGAACCCAAACAGAGCCGGGCCTGTCCCGTTGAATGTTGAGTCGGAAAACCCGTAAAGCGTGATTTTTTCGCCAGCAACAAGCCCGTGCGGTGTAGACGTGTTGAATGTCGCCACGCCTCCAGTCCGGATTCGATTGATGATCTTCGCTCCCGGACTCGACCCCAGCAGAAACGTGCCTGCCGGGAAATCGCATCGACCAGCTGCGAGCAAGCATTCGTTGATCGCCCACGCGCTGTTTCGTAGCCCGCAGGGATCCGCTCCGTAATCAACTGGGTTTGAAGAGGGCATACTAGGCAGAGAGTAACGGGCAGGCCACTCGGCTGAGATCGCCGTATATGTCCTCCTGGAGACGTTGGGCAACCATGGCAATTCGCTTCAAGCGAAACCTGCCGGTGTTTACATAACGCAACTGGAATTCGTAGCCATCGCGAGTGAAACCGCCGGTCTGCACGTCGCACTTGTCAGGCGGCTGCGGCAAGGCGATGCGCGATCGGGCGGGCGGCTGGTAGTATTTGACCTCTTGGCAGTTGATCACCGCCGGCGGGCACGAAACCTCACCGGGCTCGCAGTTGCGGTACTTGGCGCAGTCCTTGAACTCCGCCCATGGTTGCCAACACTCACCCTCGTTGGCCTTAAAGTAGACCTTGGATTCGATGTTGCCCATGACCTGATCGTACCATTGCTCGGCACTCATCAGGCGCTTCTTGTTGGCCGGCTCTGCAAACGTGAGTGAGCGCGTTTCGATAATCCATTCGATCGGCGAATCATCGAACCCATCGAAATCAAACTGACCAGTGCGGGTAATCTCGTAGAGGCCGATCTTTCCCTGATTCAATCCAAAGAGAAAACAACGGTCAGAATTCTGAACTCGAACCGTCAGCATTTGGAGAATGTCAGCGCCCGTCCAGACACCCTCCCAAGCAGGAGGGAGCTTGCGGCCCATTCCGGAAACCAAGTCGAAATCCATGACCACCAGCCCTCGATGCACAACACCGCGACCGTTCACCTTCTGCGGCTGGATGGTCATCAGCATCCGGTTATCGAAGTTCACGGAGCTAGCAGCCTTCAGGTAAAACTCCGTGTCGTAGGCCAAGGCCCGCACAACCTGCCGGCTGATAGGGGTGTTGCCCCATTCGGTGAAATCGCGCCTGGCGTAGATCAACGACCGAATGCCGTCCTGCGCACGAAATATCAGATCACCGTTCATGGGAACGATGGATTCGTGATTGAACGAACCAAAGTTCAGCAATGCGAATCGCTGGATCGGATAGCTGAGATCCTTCCAAACGTCGCGGTCCACTGGGGCTGCGAACGCGTAGGTCGCGGTCGGCGTGAATACCAGCAGGTCGCCATCTCCTAGCGACGTGTCCAAGTTGGCGCCAAACGCCAGTCCGGTGATCGGGCCATTGGAGACGGCGAAGGCACCGCCCTCATTGAGGAATGTGTTCTCGGTGAATCGAATGACGGAGTTGCGGCCGTAAGCTGGATCTCCATAGACCAAGTCGCCACCGTAGTATTCTGATCCACTGGCTACCCAGAGGCGCCCCTTGCCGTAGGCCATCGGGCCTCCAACTGGAACTTCTTCACCAGTGGCGCGCCGAAACGTCGTTCCATCAAACAGGTACGGGGCATTCAGCTGGTCTTGAACAATCAACCAGTTTTCCGCCTGTTGGAAGAATACGTGATCCGCGTTTGGGTTGTTGGCTTGCAACCAGTATCCAGCAAATTGAGGTCCCAGCAACGGCCCAGCATCTATCCCCGGGCTGTACGTCGTAAATGTCGTTGGGGTCGGAGTGTTTTGAACCACGAAGTCGCCAAAGAACCCTTCGGGAAACGAAGCCCCAACAATTTCCGGCAGCCTGACCACCATCCCGGGAAACAATCCGTGCGGCGCGGCGCAAACATAAGTGGCCACGTTGGAAACGCGTCCCCGTGTTTGAACAACAAATGATCCCCCCTGCGGGGTCTGATCCGAAACCAAAAAATTGTTCTGAATGTCTATCCGAAAAAGTTTTCCACTGATCGAAGCGAACAGATACGGCGTGCCGTCATCGTTCACATAGGCGCCGCACCCTTGGAAATACCCAGTCTTGAATGCGTCTTGAACAGCTGCGTTGTAGTAAATTTCGCCAACTGCCGTCGTCAGCGTTTGAGTGGGATCCGGGAACGTCAACCCTTTCAACCAGATCCCCGGCCGCGCCTTGGGAAAACCTCCACGGACAGTCGTGTTCACCGCCCAAGCCAGTTGGTTGGGTTGAATCAATGACGGAGAGAACCCGCTATCTACACCGCCTTCTGCGGTGAGCAGGCCGTCAACCAAACGATTCTTTTCGGCGACCATGACGCTTGAACCCATTGAAAGGCCATCGCAGGATTCCCGCAAGATGAATGAAAGCCCCGATTACTTGTCCATACCGTGGCGTACAAAAGACCGTTTCTTGATCGAGGCTGAGATGGTGCGTCGTGGCGGGTACATTCACAACGCCGGCGTGAAGTACGGTCAGGGCAAGTATTACCACTTCCGCGCTGCCATGACGGCGCTGTGGCCGCACTTCGACTGGCATGAATGGTCGGAGCTTCTGATCCAAGCATTCGTCGAGAACCAAGAGGTCGGCATCATGGGGCCAGGTTCATCTGGCAAGACGTACAACTCCGCAGCTTTCGGGCTGTGCTCGTTCTACATCTGGCCGAAGGGCACCTCGATCATCATGTCGTCAACGACGCGTGAGGGTCTCCAGCTGCGAATCTGGGGCTCGATCAAAGAGCTTCACAACAAAGCCAAGGAACGCCGCGAGTGGCTCCCGGGCCGCGTGATTGAAAGCCGGTTCATCCTGACCAGTTCGGATGAAGATGCCGAAGCGCAGGACTTTCGAGACGGCATCATCGGTGTGGCGTGCAAGGTGGGCGGCACCTTTGTCGGCCTCTCGAACTACGTCGGATTGAAGAACGACCGCGTGATGTTGATCGCGGACGAAGCCTCACTGATGGGGCGCGGTTTCTTGGACTCGGTGGCTAACCTTCGCAAGAACCCCGAGTTCAAGCTGATCGCGATGGGCAACCCCAAGGACCGCAATGATGCGCTTGGCGTAGTGTGCGAACCGCATCCGACATTCGGCGGCTGGGAGGGTCTCGAATACTTGGAGAAAACGCGCACCTGGAGAACGCGGGCGCCCGGTGGGTTGGCTGTCCAGCTGTGTGGATACGACACGCCGAATGCAAAATTCCCCAAGGGCACGAATCCGTACCGAGGCATCATCACGCCGGAGCAGATTCAGGCGGACCTCGATTACTACGGCCGGGACTCGTTGCAGTTCTCGATGATGAACCTCGGTCTGCTGCCTCGGGACGGTGGCACCAGGCGCGTGGTCACGATGTCGTTGTGCGAGCAGAACCAAGCGTTCGACGATGTCGCGTGGGACCGCGCTGACAAGATCATCCGCGTGATCGGCATCGACGCTGCGTACTCGGGCGTCGGCGGTGACCGATGCGTTATGACAGACCTCAAGTTCGGACCAGATGCGTCCGGTCGCACGGTGCTAGCATTCGCAGAACCGCCCATCGTGATTCCGGTCACGGCCGTCAAGGCGCAGCAGGCCGAAGAGCAAATTGCCGAGTACGTGTTGCTGTACTGCAAGCAGCGCAATATCAACCCGGAGCAGGTTGGGTTTGACTCCACTGGACGCGGCACACTGATGTCTGCTTTCGCTCGTCTGTGGTCTCCGCAGGTGGTTCCGATTGAGTTCGGCGGCAAGCCACTGGATCGTCCGGTACGCCAAGGGGATGCGAAGACCGAGCGCGAGGCCTACGGCAAGATGGTGACTGCACTCTGGTATTCGTCTCGCCTACTCATCGAATCCAAGCAGTTGCGGAAACTGCCCCGTGAAGTCGCCGAGGAAGGTGCGATGCGCGAGTGGGGTATCGCCCGTACTGGATTGATCGACGTGGAGCCGAAGCACAAGACCAAGGAACGCATGGGCCGATCGCCTGACTTGTGGGATTCGTTCGTGGTTGCGCTCGAAATGGCGCGCCGAAACGGTTTTGAGATTGCAGGCGGCCACGGTGTTGGTATTGTCAAGCGACAGACACCAAAGTGGCTGACGCGTATGTCTGACAAGCGCCGGTCAGTGGAGTCTCAACATTCGCTAACCTACTCCTAATCTTATGGCCTCATTCAACAAAGTCATCCTAGTCGGAAACCTGACCCGCGACGTAGAACTCAAGCATCTGCCGAAGGGAACCGCCGTCTGCAACCTGAGCATGGCAGTCAATCGCCGCTGGAAGACTGAGTCCGGTGAAGACAAGGAAGACGTCTACTATGCTGAGTGCAAGGCCTTTGGAAAGCAGGCTGAAACGATCGCCCAGTACGTCAAGAAGGGGCATCCGTTGTTGGTTGAGGGGCGTCTGACTCGGGAAGAGTGGGACGACAAGAAGACCGGCGAGAAGAGGTCCACCACTCGGATCATGATTGAGACCTTCCAATTCCTGAAGGGTCGCGATGAAGGCGCTGCGCCGGCTCCGCGCCGCGAGTCTGCCCCAGCCGCTCCCAAGCCTGATCTGGACGATTCAGACGATGTTCCGTTTTAATGCTGCCGTATGAGCAACATGAATCTGACTTCGTTCCCCAACGGTGGATGGCAGTATTACCAGCCCGAAACCAAGTGGAATAAACCCAACCCGATGAACGATGATTTCTACGAAACGGCCAGAATCATCGCGCAGCATCGGGCCGCCAACGGTCTGCCAGCTTCACTCGAGAAGGCTCAACTGGACCTAGAGAACTACACCAAGGCCCGCTTTCCGTCCACGTACTCAACACCAGGATCCAATGTACAACCAAGGGTTTCAGGCTGTCGCACGTGCGGCCGCTAAATTGCGCCAGACAGCTCAGGGAGCGCGCATCCTAGCAGAATGGCTGGGTGATGGTGGTGTGCCTGTCGATCGACGGCAGGCGCAGGATCGCATTGATACCTGCAACCGCTGTATTCACAACAAACCCACGGATGCACGGTCGGTTACCAAGACCGTGGCCGAGGCTATTCTTGAGCAGGAACAGGCGCGCAATGACATGGCGATGTTTCTGCAAGGGGAGGGGCTTGCTGGCACCTGCGAAGTCTGCGGATGCTACCTGAAGCTGAAGGTCTGGGTCCCTCTTTCGTATCTTGGCAAGACCGAAATGCCCGATAATTGCTGGATTTCGCACGAACGGAAAGCAATCTGACACCGATATGAGCTTCAAGGAACCCAGCAGAGTCTGGAACGTCGTTAGCGCCATGCTCGAAGCGGAACAGCCGCGCTCCCGCAACCGAGCGCGCATCAACTCTTGCTTCAACGGCAACCCTCCATACACTCAGGAGGAAGCACGCGACAACCGCATCCAGACGAACGTTAACTTCCTGGAAGGCACCCGGATCATCCATGCCTCTCGCCAGCAGTTCACGAACGCGTTCCTGAAGCCGCAGAATTACTTCTCGGTTGGTCTCGACATCGGACCCCGCGACAAGCGCACCCAGTGGGGCAACATCATCACGAAGCAGCTGAACCGCGTGATGAAGCGGTCTCCGAAATACTCCACGGTCTTGGAGTCTCAGTTTGCGGCCACGGTGCTTCACGGCATCGGGCCAGTCACTTGGCTTCGTGATCGCGACTGGTGCCCATCGGCTCGCGGCACTGAGGACATCTTGGTCCCGACCAACACGTTGACCACGATGGAGAACCTGTCGCACTTCGCGATCTACACGTCCTTCACGGCTCAGGACCTGATTCGCATGACCCGTGGTGAGAACGTGGACCCCGGCTGGAATCTGAAACTGGTGAACCAGCTGCTGGCAGCGATGATTGAGCGCGAGGCTACCAGCCTCCAGGTCAACGACTGGTCCGGCCAATACTTCCCTGAGAAGATTGAGGAAGATTTCAAGGAGAACTCCGGCTACTGGGGCTCCGACGCGACACCGGTCCTGCGTTGCTACGACTTCTACTTCCTGGACACGACCAGTGACGACCCCTCCTGGCGCCGCCGGATCATCGTTGACCAGTACAACAGCGGCATCGGCAATATGCAGACCGCTGGACAGTGGCTCTTTGATGCGGGAGACCGGTGTTACGGCCGCGACATCTTTGAACTGATGCACGTCCAGTTTGCCGACGGCGCTGTGGTGCCTCCGTTCCGTTGGCATTCCGTGCGGTCACTCGGATACCTGCTGTACTCCGTCTGCCATCTCCAGAATCGGATGCGCTGCAAATTCACCGATTCGGTGTTCGAGCAGATGCTGTGGCTTTTCCGCAACGTCGCTGACGGTGACATGGAGCGGATGGAGAAGATCGACCTGTTCAACATGGGCGTGATTCCCGAAGGACTCTCATGGGTTCCGCAGTCTGAACGTCACGTGCTGGACTACCCGATGCTCTCGGGTGCCATGGCCATGCACCGGCAAATCATGGCCGAGTCCAGTGCGGCATACACGCAGGACGTGAACGACGGTTCATCGAAGGAACTCACGGCGACCGAAGTGATGGCCCGCGTGAACAACGCCAATGCGCTCATGGGCTCGATGCTCACCCGCGCCTACACCCAGCAGACCTTCCAGTACCGCGAGATCGCTCGCCGGTTCTGCACGATCGACCATCCCGACTGCGTTCAGTTCCGTCGCAAGTGCGAAGCCGAAGGCGTCGATCCGTCCGTGTTCAACAACCTCGACAGCTGGGACATCATGCCCGAACGCGTCATGGGCTCCGGCAACAAGATGCTCGAGATCGCGCAGGCTGACCGCCTCATGGCCATTCGCCCGTTGCTAGCACCGGATTCACAGGCCGAGGTGGTTCATATGTACGTCGAAGCAAACACCGACGATCCCCTCCTGGCGAATCGCCTCGCACCGGTGGACAACAAACCCGTCTCGCCGGCCGTCGAGCGCGCTACGATGGCGTGGGGCACGCTCATTGACGGTCAGCCGGTTGTTATCGCGACTTCGATCAATCGGCCCGAGTACATCCAGACGCTTCTCCAGATGCTTGGTGGCGCCATCGGGCGCATCGAGAAGGAACAGAACGGTATGCCGACCATGGAACGCGTGCTTGGCTTGGCCAACGTCATTCAGCACATCCAGGAGCAGATGCAGCTGATCTCCCAGGACCCCGGCCAGGAGCAGAACATGAAGCTCTACAACGACGGCATCGCTCAGGCCTCAAACTACATCAAGGGCTACGTGCAGCGTCTCCAGCAGCAAGCTCAGGCTCAGGCCGAAGCGGGCGCAGCTGGAAATGGAATGGATGCCGAGACTGCTGCAAAGATCCAGTCGATGCTCATCACCGCGCAGTCCAAGGCTCAGATCGCTGCCGCGAACTCCGAGCAGAAGCGCGTCCAGAAGCAGGTGGCCTTCGAGCAAGACCAACAGCGCAAGAACGCCAACACGATCGCCGAGGCTCAGCGCAAGGGCGCGCTCACTCGTGCGGACATCGCCGCCATGGATCTCAAGACTCAGGCCGACATCCTTAACCAATGATACAATCCCCCAAGCAAGAGTTTCAGCGCGACAAGCAGCGCCTCCAATCAGTCGAGCGAATGCTCGAAACGCCCGAACTCCAAGCCGCGCTCTTGGCGGCCTTCAATAATTTCTGCTGGAACCTTCCGCCCTCGGAGAACCCGCAGCATGGCTGGAATGCCAACTGCAAGCGCGCCGGTGCGCGTGCGTTCATCGAGGAACTGAATGGTCTGGTGGAAATGCAAAAAGAAAAAACGACTCTTAATCAGAACCTCGAATGAACCCGCTGCTATCACCAGATGCTCCAACCGAACGGGGCGCAGATTATTCCGAAGCATTTTCCGGCATCGACGCTATCGAAGGGCAAGGTCTGGACAACCCGATGGGTTCAGCCATGCCTGCGCCTGCTGCTGCACCGACTCCTGCTCCTGCTCCTGAGCCGGCCCCAGTTGCTACCACCACTACCCCGGCTGCCGAAGCTCCGAAGCCGAAGGTTGAAGACCTGTTCAACCTGGATCGGTTCACTCCGAAGAAGGAAGAGTCCGCACCTGCTGCGAAGATGGAACCCGCCAAGCCGGAACCGACCTCGATCAAGCAGTTCCGCGAGCAGTACGAGATGACCAAGAAGGAGCGCGATGATTTCGCCGCCAAGGTCACTGAACTCGAACGCGCCAAGTCTGAAGGCACTCGCAAGGAAGTCGAAGAAGCCACCAAGGCCCTGAAGGCTGAGATGGATTCGATCCGCAA